TGGGTCGTTCAGGTCGAGCGGCTCGTAGCGGCCGCCGAACATCATCAGCGCCTGCCGGCGGGTCTGCCCGCGACGGTTGCGGATCCCGAGGTGAATCCACGTGCCCTCGTAGATGACCTGGTCGATCTCGAGCTCCGGAAGGTGCTCGACGATCCACTTCACCGCCTCGCGCAGGGAGCACTTCAGCGGGACGAAGTCGATCGCGAGGCCTTCCGTGTGCGCGGTCGTCGGCGAGCCTCCGATGAGCGTGTTCACCTGCGCCGACCGGAACCCCGAGTTCACACGGATCGGGCCGACCGCGTCGCGCACCCGGTCGAGGACCGCGCACGCGGCGCGCAGGTTCGCGAGCTGCTGGTCGTTCGGATCGTTCGCAAGGCCCCGACGGTCCGCGATGTCCGCGCGCGTGACCTCGCTCAGCCGGAAGTACTTCGAGAGCTGCAGGTCCTCGACGAGGCCGGTGCCGGCGCAGCGCGCACACGGCGCTTTGCCTTCGAGCTTCCGGCCGCGGCAGCGCGGGCAGGGCATGTTCGGCATGGGACGCTCGGCGCGGCCGGGCTTGCCGGACGACGCGAAAGGGGCGAGCCTCCCCGCACCTTTCCGGGGAGGTTGCAGATGAATCGGTGGTTCACGTTCTTCGTCGGCGCGGCCGCGGCGGTCGCGTTCCTCGTCACATGCGGCGGCGTCCCGGGCGCGAACGGTGCGACCGGAGACGGGATCTACAAGTCCGGGACGCGGATCAAGGTGAAGGTGCTGCGCTCCGGCGACGGAGCCCAGGTCTTCGCGGGCCTCTTCGATTCGCAGCGGCAGGAGGACTGCGTCGTCCGCGAGACGACGACAGGGATGAGGTGCCTTCCAATCGGAATCGCCACGCTGAGCACGATCTACTTCACGGACGAAACTTGCTCATCGTCCGTGCCGGCCGTCGGAATCGGCTCCACGGCGCCGAAGTACTGGATCGACTGGAGCGCTGCGGGTGTGGTGACCGCCATCGGGACGGCCGGGGCGAAGCTCGACTCAGCCTTCGGCGGCACGCCGTGCTCTGCGGGCCCGCCGTACGGGGTCGATGTCTACGCCCGAGGTAGTCCGATCAGCCTTGAGTCGTTCGTCGCGTTCGACTCGAAGACTCTCGACTAGCCCCCCGCGACGAAGAACGAGATCTTGATCGCACCGGCGTCGAGCGAGACCTTTCCGTTGCTGCCGTCCCACGCGAAGACGTCGAAGGTGTCCGCGTCGACCGGTGTCGCCTGCAGGAAGACCTTGGGGCTGGGGTCGGGCATTTCGTAGGCGGTCACGAGCACCGGGTACTCCGCGCTCGGACGCGCGACGTCGAGGTTCACCCTGAGCTTCTTGTACCCACCCGTCCATGTCTCGAACGAGGCGGACGCGACGTTGCCGGAGTACGTCGGCGACGCGCCCGAGCAGTCCACCCGTCCGCACTGGTACGGCATGAACTGGTCGGGGACGACGCCGTTCTCGTCGATCGGAGCGACGCCCTTGTCCCATCCGCGCCGGAAGTAGTCGATGTTGATCCAACGCCCGGTTCCGGTCGTCGGCTGCACGACGTTCATGTCGTCGCCGGTGATCGAGCTCCCCGACGAGAAGACGTAGAGGCCGGAGCCGGTGCCGAGTACCAGGGCGACGTCCTTGTCGGCCCGGTCGGAGCTCCCGATCGCCTTGAGGGCGGACACGTCCGCCACGGTGCGGATGCGCTTCGCGCCGTTGTCGTCGATCCCCGCCTTCGCCTTCAGGTAGGCGGTGCGGTCGGCGAGCTGGCCAAGCGCGGTGGCGACCGACGCCGCGTTGCGGGTGTCGCCGTCCGACGGCGCCGTGATGTTCGCGGGGAAGCTCGACGACGAGCCGGGGATGCTGGTCGGCATGAAGTACTCGGGCGGGGCGCGGCTACGAGACGCCGTCCCACGCGATGTTGAGCGCGCTGTCCGCGAGCTCGTAGGTGATGACACCGAAGGCTTCGGTCGACGACGCGAACTCGACGGAGGTGCCGAAGGTGATGACGATCGCGAAGCACACGTCGCGGGCGCCCTTCCAGAGCTTCACGATCGACCGGAGCTGGGCGACCTCGGCGGCCGTCGCGGTGCTGCCCCACGTGCCGTCGTCGTACGTGCCTGCGTCGCCCCAGAGCCCGTCGTCGTCCCACGGGTGGTCCTCGCCGATCACGAGCCAAAAACGCGCCCATTTCGCGGTGTCGCCGTCCGGGGGCGTGCCCCACTCCGCGTTGATCGTGACGCCGGTGGTCTCGAGGCCGAGCGGCGCGAGCCCGTGCTCAAGGAGACCCTTCTTCGTGCCCGCCCACTGCCAGGCGGCGAGCGCCGCCTTCAGCCGGTCCCGGAACTGGTCGTCCGTCTCGGCGCCGCCGCGCACGAGGAGCCGATCGGCCGCGAGCCGCGGGAGAGCATCGTCGGGCGCGTCGTCGGGGAAGCGCGCCTTCACGCCCTCCTTCGTGGTCGTGAGCAGCTCGTCGAGCGCGACGCCGTGCTCGGCCGCCCATGCCTCGCCGAACGGACCGCGCAGCCACGTCGGGTGCGTTTCCTTCGCGAATTCCTCGTAGGTGGCGGGCATCTACAGGCTCGACCAGGTGAGGGTGAGCGTGCCCACGGTCGCGACCTCGTCGTCGGCGAGCGCCGTGTCGCCCGACGGCGTCGCGATGACGACGTTCTGCACGCCCTCGGGAGACATGAGCGCTTCGATGAGCGCGGCCCGGAACGCCGTCCCGCCGATCTCGAAGCCGTTGATGACCGCCGCGACGGCGTCCTCGGCGGCGGCGAGCGCCGCGGTCTCGAAGGTGGCGGCCCCGTAGAGCGTCGCGGTGACGTCCACGGGCACCGCAGTGGCGTTCGCGACGTCGACCGTGTCGGTGAGCGGCTTCCGGTCGGCGACGTAGTCCTCGACGTCCGTGAGCGCGTCGCCGGACACCGGGCCATCGTCGCCGGCGACGACCACCGAGACGAGCCCCGTCCCGTCGTCCGTGCTCACGAGGACGCGGCGGACCTCCTCGGAGGCCTCCTGCGCCCACGTGCGGTACGCGCTCGCCGTCGCACCGGTCCCGATCGTCGGGAGGCGATCTCGGCAGCGCTGGCGGAGCGACGTGTCCGACTCCTCGTCGGTGCCCGCCCGCGTGATCCAGGGCGACGCCGGGTTGTTCACCGTGACGCCGGCGAGCGAGGTGATGAGCGTGGTGATGGTCGACGACCCGACGTTGAAGGCCGAGCCGGGCGATTCGGCCTCGAATTCCAGGTCGAGCGTGCCTCCGAGGGTGAGCGTCCCGCCCTCGACGTTCGTGAAGCGCTTCCCGGACGACGTCGAGACCCACAGCTGCCCGACGGCGATCGTGTGGGGCCCGGAGCCGCCCGCGGCGGTGAGCCGCACGGTCCCCTTCGTGGTGAGCGCCTCCTTGCGCGCGACGTCGAAGTTCTGCTCGGCGAGGAGCGTGAGCCACGCCCCCGTCGCAGTGTCGAGGAAGCCGCCTGCAGCCACGGCGGCCTGCGCGGTCGAGAATGACGCGAGCTGCTCGGCGTAGGCCTCGAGCAGCGTCCTGGGCACGCTCCCCTGCTGCCAGTCGGTCGCGGGGAAGCCGCGCAGCTGCAGCGCGGCGAGCAGCTCTGCGAGGAGCGTGTCCGAGGACTTCGCGGCGATCAGGTCGGAGAGGGACACGGGGGCCTCAGGCGTTCAGCAGGTCGACGGTCAGGCTGGCCACGTCGAGCACGAGGTCGAAGGGACCAGCGGCACACGTTCCGGAGATCGACACGCGGAGCTCGCCCTCCGATTCCACGAACTCAACCTCGACCGTGTCGACACGCGGATCGGCGCCCGCCTCGCCCGCGATCGCGTTCTGGAGCGCGGCGCGGCGTGCCGAGGTGAGCGACGCGTTGACCCACTGCCGCAGGTCGGTGCCGTAGTCGGGGTTGCGCACCAGCCCGCCGCGCGGGGTCTGCAGGCGGCGCGCGATGGCCTCCGCGACGACGCGGGGGCCGGAGATCAGGGCGAAGGTCGGGTCGAGATCGCCGTCGACGAACGTCGAGACGTCGATGCCGAGTCCGTAGGGGTCCGCCGGGCCGGAGGGAGCGACCGACGACGACGAGCTCGCCAGCGGCCAGGTGATCGAGGTCGGCATCTACGCGTTCTCGTTTCCGGCCTGGTCGATGGCGATCGGGAGGAGAGTCGGCGAGCTGGGCCAGCCACCAATGCGTGAGATCCGGAAGCGGTAGCCGCCCGAGATCGCCTCGCGCACGGACGCGCGCGAGTACTTCGGACCGAAGGAGTCGCCGTCGTGGACGACCTCCCACTCCGCGTCGAACTTCGCGATCACCATCGCTCGGCGAAGCCCCGGGAAGGTGTCGGTGACCTCGAAGGTGACCGACGCGCCGCGGCCGATGGTCGTTCCGGACGACGGCGAGACGTTCGCCACGACCGGTGCCACCTGATCGGCGGCCGGCAGGTCCACGACGAGCCCACGTGGGTTGGCCGAAGCTCCGAGGTCGATGATTCCGCAGACGTCGGTGTCGAGGCCGTCGACCCGGTACAGGCCGCCTCCGAGATCGGCGAACGTCGGCGGGCTGCCGACGACCGCACCAGTCGCCGCGACCCGCACCGTCGCCCAGCTCGGGGTGAGTCCGGCGAGCCGGGTTCCGGCGGCATCGAATGCCGCGAATGTCACTCCCGACTTCGCATCCACCACCGCGTACCTGGGCGCGGCGGTCGCCCCGAGGTCGACGATCCCGCAGCGATCGACGGGCATGTCGAGCACCCGGTACTGGCCGCCGCCGATCGCCTCGATCGTCGGTTCCGTGCCGGCCGCGCCACCGTCGAGCGCCTTGTAGGCGGCCCACGTCGGGGTGAGCCCGGCGAGCGGCGCTCCGTTCACGTCGAACGCGGTGATGACGTCGATGGACATCGGGGACCCGGCGGCTCAGGGAACTTCGTCGGCGCGCACGGGCACGCCGTCGGGGACCGGGACCAGCGAATGAACGGGAACGGGGAACGCTCCGTCGACCTCGACCACGTCGGCCCAGGTGAGGGTCCAGCCGTACGGAAACTCCGCCGGCGGCGATCCGGCGCGGGGAAGGCCCTCGACCGCGTTGCAGGCGTCTCTGTAGGCGGCAGCGGTCACGGCGTCGGGGAAGGTCGCGACCATCAGCCCACCTCGTAGGTCTCGCACAGGGCGGCCTCGATGTCGGCGATGTCCGCCGCCGAGAGCTCGCCGTCGAACACGGCGACGTTCGCGAGGTAGATGGGCCGGGACGCATCGACGTCGCTGCCGATCCGAATCGCCTGCGTGAACGACGGGACTGCACCGGCGCCGGCCGAAGCGCGGTTCGCTCCCGAGACGCGGTTCGAGCGGATGCTTTGGTCGCTCGAGCTCAGCTTCGTGATCGTCACGGCACGCACGTTTCCGTAGCCGTAGGGGCGACGGATCACGCTGACGTAGGGCGCGTTCGAGTTCGTGCCGGCGCCCTGAGCGAAGGTCGTGTCGACCGCCGCGACGGTGCCAGCTGCGATCGACACGCTGGTCTTCGGCGAGAAGCGAAAGCCGACGCTCGTGGTCAGCTCGGACTGGATGAGGATGTTCGCGTTCGAGGACGACCCGTTCGGGTCGATGACCAGCGCGTAGGCCGCGATGATCGTCAGCCCGCCGCTGTTGAAGGTCGGTGTCGCACTCGAGAGCAGCGTGCGCGAACCGGACAGCACGATCACGGACTCGCCCGCCATCTGGTTCATGGCGTTCGACTGCTGGATGTACGTCGGCTGGCTCCCGGCGGTGCCCTGCACGACGTTCACGGAATTGCCGCTGAGATCGGCGTGCGCGGAGACGGTCGACGAGTTCAGCGTGACGCCGCGACGCGCGTCGAACCAGCACTTCCCAGTGGCCGAGGTGATCGCCCGGAGATCGACGTGCCACCCGCGCCGGTGGACGGCGTGCCAGCCGCCCGCGCCGTCGTCGAGCAGCGTGACCGTGCCGTACCGCTTCCAGAGCAGCAGCCGGGTGCGCGACGTCGCCAGTCCGTGCCCGGTGATCGACTCGGTCCCGGTGTTGGAGACCACGAGGTACTGCAGGTTCGAGGACGAGCCGTTCGCGTCACCGCTGCCGATGCCGGCTTCGTCCGTGACGGTGACGAGCCGACCCGCAGTGTTCGCGGCCGGCAGGGTGATCGCGCCGTTGAACGATGCGGTGATCCCGGCGTAGATGTTCGACGTCCCGGACAGCACCGTCGCGGTCGATACGGCCTGCCGCGTGTACCCGCCGTACCCGCCACCACCACCGCTCGGCGCAGCCCACGCGCCGGCGCCATTCAGAAACTTCGAGGTATTGCCGACGGAGTCGAGTTGAACGACGCCCGGCGCGCTCGTGGTTGCCGGCGGCAGCCATCCGGTCGCGAGCGTGCCTCCGGCGCCGGCCTTCGGAATCGCGTTCGCGCCGGGGGTCGCAGTCGCGACCTCGTCCGAACCGCTGTTCTTGTGCACCGATGCGTGCGGCAGCGGCGCGGCGGGCCCGTACGAGACGCGTCCCATGGTTCAGGCCTTCACCGCGGCGACGCCGCTCGTGATCTTTCCGGACAGGGTGACCGGGTGCACAGCAACGACGGGTCCGCCCGCGTTCGACATCACCATTGCAGCGACGTCGTCCACCGAGAACGTGACCTCGACCGTGTCGTCCACGCGCGCCACCGCCTTCGTGCCCCCGTTGAACTTGATCTCCGTCACCGAGCTCGCGTCCCACAGCGCGGCGAACGGCCGCGCCGGCGACGCGTTCTCGAACCCGAGCAGCACCCGCGAGCCGCCGGCGACGGTCACCGAAATTCCGGGAATTCCATGCCGAATCGGCACTCCCGAGACCTGCGGCATGCGCGCGTCGTCGGGCTGCAGCTCGAGCGTTCCGTCGGCGTTCTGCGCGACCACCTTGCACGCGTAGAGCGCGCAGTAGTCGAGCCGCGAGGTGAAGCGCTTCACGAGCGCCTCGAACGGGGCGAGCAGGCGGTCGACGCTCATGATTCGAACCAGGCGACCGTTCGAACTCGGTCGGGCGCAACGAAGTGCTCGGCGACGCTCACCCGGCGGCCGGACAGCGTCGTCCCGGGCTGCAGCGCAGGCGACGACACCCCGAGCTCAGCTCGGTCGTGCGCCGGCGACTCGTGCAGAACGTCGAACGGTCCGATGCCGGCGTCGGGCCACGTCTCCGCTGCGAACCGGATCTGGCCCGCCGCGCCGAACCGCCAGCCGACGCCCATCGCGGACGCAAGCTCGTTCAGCGCCGCCCCTGCTCGCCCGGCGCCACGCACCCAGTGGCCGAACCCGAGACCGAGCGCGGCGGCGTCGGAGGCAGCGTCGAGCGCCTCCCCGCAGGCCCCGAGCGTGTCGAGCACGGGGATCCTGAACGGCGCGTTCCTGAAGGCCTTCGCGGGCAGGTCGGCGGCGAGTCCGCCGGCACCGCCGATGAGGAGCAGCCGTGTCCCGCCTGCCCACGGACCGGACCGCACTACGGCGCCGACGAGGGAGACCTCGCCGACCACCAGCGTCTGTGGGCCCGCCGGCGTCACCTCGCGATCGAGCTCGACCTCGCCGGTCCATGCGCCGACGCGCGGCATGACCAGGTGCGCCCGCACCAGCGGGACGGTGTTGAGGGTCGCGACCGCCATCAAGGTGCCGTCGCGCTCGCGTCGCGTGCCGGGTCCTTCGCTGCGCGCGTCGTCTCGGGGGCGGGGCCGAGCACGGTCGAGCGGGAGAGCGATCCAGTGAACTCGGTCGTGCCCGACTTGCTGACCGGCTGCGGCTGGCGCGACTCGACCATGGTGACCCGCACTTCGAACACGCCGTGGTCACGTCGCTGCGGAAACCCGATGCGCTCGGCGATCGCCTTGGTGATCCCGGACATCGACAGCGCCGGGTGAGACACGTCGACAGCGGCCGGTACGCCGCCCTGGTTCGCGTTCCTAAGCCCCCACGCGATCGTGTCCCAGACCTCGAGCTGGCTCGCCGTCCACAACATGACGGTGATCTCGAAGCGCGCGGGTTCGGCGCCAAGGTGTGCGACCTTCGCGCCGTCGCTCCCTGCGGCCTTCTTCACGTCGAGCTTGCGCGCGATGGCGCCCGAAACCTGAACGATGCCTGGCACGTCGACGCCAAGGATCGTCATTCGATCCCACGGGTCGTTCGACTCGAGCGCCTCGGCGGTGCTCGCGCCGCTCCACGCGACCGGCGATGACATCACGCAACTCCGGCGCGCAGGGACAGGGCCTCGAGCGCCTCGGTGAGCGCGCGGCGGGTCTCTTCTGCTACGCGGCGGGCGAGCTCGTCGCTGGCCCCGTGGATGTTCTGGACGATGGTGATCTGCGACGAGCCGAGGCCGCGGCCGCCGCTCAGCGGAACGATCGCCTCGGGTCCCGCCTCGCCGACGATCGCCATCGTCGGGCGCCGCACGACGCCGCCCGACGCGAGCTTTGGGACCGACTCGTCGAGCGGAAGATCGGCGATCGACCCACCCGAGGCCAGGCGCTCACGCAGGTCGAGCGACGCCATCGCGTTGAGCTTGTCCTGCGTGAACATCCACGACGGGGCGCCCAACGTGTCCCGCGCCCAGCGAGACATCCGCGCATCGGCATCTGCGCGCTCCGCACCGCTTCCGAACGTCGCGGTCCAGACCGTCGAAGCTCCGCCGGCTGCCTTGAGGCCGAGGTCGGCCACCTTCGCGGCCGCCACGACGATCTTCTCGAGAGCTGCCGCAAACGTGAGCGCCCGCTCGCCGAGCTGCTTCAGATCGTCCTTCAGACGGTCGAACCCGCCCGCGCCCTGGTACTTCCCGAACAGCGAGTCGAAGGTGTCGCTGAAGAGCTTGTTGATCCCCAGCTTCAGGTCGTCGCCGAACGCGCCGGTGAGCTCCTTGTTCAGGCGCTCGAGCATGTTCACGACGGGGTCGACACCGACGTCGCGGAACAGCCGGTCGTAGTTGTTCTTCAGGGCCTCCCACTGGCCCTCGATCGTCTCGCGGCCCAGCTTCACCGAACGGGCTCCGAAGAGGCCGCCGCGGTTCAGCTTCGACTGCACCGCGTCGAGGAAGGCGTTCGCGAACTCGTCGAAGGTCACCTCCTCACGGTTCATCGTCTTCGCGGACACGCCCCGGCGCTGCGCGACCCGCCCGAAGATGTCGTCGCGGCCGAGCACGCCGCCCGTTCGCTCGAGGAACGTGTTCAGGTTGTCGAGGGTGACCTTCCCCACGGACTTGATCTGGAGGAACTGGTTCACCATCTCCGCGGCGTTCTCGGCGCTCGTGCCGGCGGCGTCGGCGATGCCGAGCATGAGCGTCTCGGTCTCCTTCAGCCCGAAGCCCGCGGACCGGAACTTGTTCACCCCTCCGACGACGGTCTGGTCGTTGAACGCCGTCGCGTCGGAGAGCTTCATCATCCAGTCGTAGGTCGAGCGGGCCTGCGCGGGCGAGTCGCCGAGCATCTGGGACTGCGAGATCGCGTTCCGCTTGAACGAGGCCTCCTGGACGCCCTTCACGAGTAGGTTCAGCCCGGCGTCGAACCCCTGCTTCGCGAGGTAGCCCGCGCCGAGCAGTCCACCCATCGCACCGAGCCCGGGAATGCTGGGCAGGCCGAGGCCGCCGAACATGCCCTTCGAGCCGCCACCACCACCGAGGAACCGGCCACGCGCGTCACGAAGGCGCCCGGTCGCCGCTGCCGCCTTCGCGAGCGCGTCCGCGTGCTTGTCGAGCGCGGCGTTCGCCTTCTTCACGGCATCGGTCTCCGCGCCGAGCCCCGACCGGGTCCCGCTCGCGGCCGCGCCGAAGGCCTTGGTGCGCTTCTCGACGCCGACGATCGCGCGGTCGTTCGCCTTCAGCTTGTTCAGCACCTTGTCGAGCGCCGTGGACATCCCCTTCGCGGCGGCCGACATGCGGTCGCCCAGGGTGAAGTCCCAGGACATGACGTGCGTCGACATGGGCTACCCGCTGAGGACCGATCGGATCTGGGCGTAGAAGTCGGCCTCGAGGAGCGCGCCGACGCGAGCCTGTGACGAATCGTCGCCTCTGCGAAACGCGAGGAGGCAATCGGCAGCAACCCACCGATTCGCCTTCGCGCGCTCGAAGAGGCTCAGAGTTTTTCCGCCTCGGCCTCCTGGGCGGCGCCGCAGATCTCCGCGAGCTTGGCCGACACGGAGTCGATGAGTCCCGGTCGCCGCTCGAGCATCTCGGCGAGCTCCTGGCCCGACGGCACGCCCGCGCAGTCGACGATCAGCTGCCGGCAGGCCGCGAAGCGGGTCGCGGGGTCGCCGCGCTTCGCCGTGAAGCGCTCCCACGCGGCGGACGTGGGCGCCCGCACGACCAGCTCTTCGCCGGCGACACGGAGGCGGTGGAGCTCGGCCGACGGGAACTTCTGGCGGAGCTCTTCGATCTTGGAGGGTTCGATCATGGGTCACCGAGGCGCGCGACGCGCGCCCGTTCAGGGTCAGACCGGGGGCGCGAGGAGGGGCTTGGTGAGCGGCGAGAGGCCGTTGTGGAGCATGTCCATGACGTCGAGCTCGATGTCGACGGTCAGGGCCTCGCCGCCCACGGCGTTGTTGTTCGCCTCGCTCGTCACGCGGCAGCTGAGCAGCTTGTCGGTCTCGAGCTCCTCGCCGACGTCGCCGTACGAGACCGTGATGTCGAAGATGGCCTCCATGTAGCCGGCGGCGGAGAGCAGGAGCAGCTCGCGCAGCTGCTTCCACTCGGTGCGGAACATCGTGAGCGACGCGGAGATCTCACGCTGCCCGCGCGTGCGGCCGAGGCGCTGCGCCGAGTTCCCGAAGACGCTCCCGGGCCGCAGCGAGTCCGTGTAGTTGATCGCCGTGAAGCCCACGAACTGGCGGCCGGCGATGTTCAGCGTGATCGAGGAGAAGTCCTTCCGGACGCCGTTCACGAGGGGGAACTGGATGGCGGGCATGTTTCACCGAGGGCGCGACGGTGCCGCGCGGCAGGGGGTGGCCGGGAGCGGCGGTTACGAGGCGTTCGCCTCGAAGCCGATGTCGACGGTGATGTCCTTGGCGTAGCCGAGGGGGCGCACGCGGACGGTGACGTTGAGCTCGCTCGTCGCGAGCACGTCGGTCGCGCGGTTCACCTGGGCGCTCGCGCGCGTCGCGTCACCGGGGGCGACGATGCCGGCGCGGAGCTGGGCTTCGACGCGGCTCTCGATGCGGATCGCGTCCTCCTCGAGGATCGTGCCGTCGGCGTTCACGCGGACCGAGCTGTTGATGAACGGGAGCAGCGCGGCCCGGGCGATCTTCGAGGCCTTGTCGATGACGCGGCGGTTCTGGACGGTGCCGAAGTCGCTGCCCGACGCGGCCATCATGCGGCCGTCCGCGACGTAAGCACCGGCGAGCCCGACGTAGGTCTGCAGCACGGTGAAGCGCGCGTCCTCGAGGCCCGAGGTCACGCGCTCGTCGCGGACCAGCTCCGAGACGCTCGGGAGCGCGCCGCGGCCGACGTAGCCCGGGCTCTCGCTCGGCGCGATCGCGGCGAGGCGAGCGGCGACCACCCACGCGGCCGGACGGCTGAGCACCCGCGCGTAGATCGAGCTCCGGAGCATCACCTCGCCGGCGGCGACCATCACGCGAGGCGACGAGAACGAGGCGAAGGCCGAGAGCATGTCCGCGTCGGAGTCCGGGCCGCAGTCGAGGACCGCGAAGGCGAAGCGCGCGGCCCCCTCGGCGGTCGTCATGTCGGTCGACGCCTGCCCGGCGAAGTCCTCGGTCTTGGGCCCGTCGGCGGGCAGGTTCACGAAGTGCACGAACGCCCACTCGCGCGAGTCAGCGAGCAGCGCCGCGACCGCGGCGGTCATCTCGGACTCGGTGTAGAGGGGCTGCGTCGTCGCGAAGGTGAAGGTGTCGGCCGCCGTGTAGGTGCCGGAAGCGAAGGTGAGCGTGAGGTTCGTGCGGGGGATCGCGTACGTCCCGCCACCGGGGATCACGATCTCCTCGAGCTCGTTCTCGCCGCCGTCGAGCGAGATCCGGCACTTGCCCGCGCCGAGGATCCCGGTCTTCGTGATGCGGATCCGCACCGAGTAGGAGTCGTAGGCCGCGCCGGCGACCGAGACGTTGGGCGCCGAGCCGTTCGACTTGGTGACCGAACCCGCGGCGCCGGCCGTCGAGGGCGTGACGCGCATGCAGTACACCGGGCCGCCCGCGACCGAGAGCGCGTGCGCGGCGGCCTCGACCAGCGGGCCCTCGCCCAGGGTCTCGCGCAGCGTCTTGATGTCGCTGAACGAGTACAGCTCGAGCGCGGTGCCGGACGAGCAGACGCCGACCTTCACGTTGGCGCTGTCGGTGTTCGGCGGGAGGATGCCGAGCGCGCCGTCGCTGACTTCGATGGAGATCGAACCCATGGGGATTGCCTCTTGGGAGGGGGAGGGTCAGTCGGAGTCGACGGTCGCGGACTGCACGACCGTTTCGACCGTGGTGGTGCGGTGCTGCGGTCGGGTCACGGGCACGAGGAAGGTCGCCCGCGTGATGACGACCCGGCCCAGGGCGAGGAACTCGCCGTTGAGCTCGGGCCACTCCTCGCCGCCGAACTGCGCCGACCCGTGGGCAACAGCGTGGATCGCGGCGATGAGGTCGTTCAGGAGGGACTCAGCGCCGTCGGGATCGGCGCCCCACACGTGGAACTCGACCTCGACCGAGCGGGTCCAGACCGGCTTCGGATTCGCGCCGCCGTGCACGACCGGCCGGCCCGGCCCGCCGCGAAGGACCGCGACGATTCGAGGAGGCTTGTCGTGGGCGTAGACGTGCTCGGAGCCGATGAGGATCGAGTCGCCGTAGACGCTGTTCCACGCGTCGAGCTGGTCCTCGACGGCGCTCAGAATCGACGAGATCGCCACGTCAGCGGGTCCCGGCGAGGCGTTCGCGCATGATCGCCTCGCTCTCCCGGATGAAGCCGTCGGTCCAGTTCACGCCGAGGCGGCCTTCGGGAACGATCTGGCGACGCGGCATCGTCACGCTCGTCGCGAAGACCTTCGTCTGCACGGCCTTGGGCGACTTCAGCCGTCGGCCACCGCGCCCGGCGAAGCGGGTCCCGGTCTGCAGGTTGAAGACCAGCACGCCGCCCGGCTTTTTCGGTCGGATCACGCCGCCGTACTGGTGGATCGCGGCGTACTTCACGTTCGTCGAGATCTGGAAGCCGGGGGCCGTCGGCTGCGACGAGAACGACGCACGGAGACGCCCGGTGTCGAGCAGCGTCTGGCCGCCGCGGAACGCCGGCTTCCACGTGCGGTCGTAGGGGTCGCGCGACTTCGCGAACTCGTCGTGGATCTGGCGGATGCCCTCCTCCCCGAGGCGACGTTTCCCCTCCTCGGCGAACGTGGAGAGCCCGGAGAGCGTGACGACGAGGTTGCGCAGCGCGCCGAAGTCGCCCGTCACGCCTGCCATCACCAGCCTCGTGGTTCGCTCGAGAAGACCCGTGCGGCGCCGGCGGCGCTCCCGTTGCCCTCGTCACCGCCCGAACCGCTGTCGGTGACGTCGGGCGTGACCTGCCCGGCCGCGACGCGCTCGAGCCACCGGATCGCGTCCTCGTACCGCTGCCGAACGTTTGTGTCGGCGCCCGCGTCGGGGTTGTACCCGCGCGAGCTGAGGAGGTCGTACGCGGCGATCGAGCAGACCGCACGCCGGAGGTCGTCCTGCCAGACGGTGAGCGGCAGCGTGAAGCGGGAGCGCAGGTAGCTGTCGGCGAGGTCGCTCGCGGCTTCGAGCGCCGCGTCCTGGTCGCCGGTCGGGATGCCCGCGAGCGCCGCCGCCCGGATACCGAACTGGCCGAGTTGGGTGCGCGTCGCGTAGGCCACGGGCTACCCCTCGTTCGGCTTGCCGTCGGGCTTCGGCTCGGGCTTCGGCTCGGACTTCGGCGTCTTGGGCGGCTTCGGCGCCGGCTCGCGATCGCGCTCGGGCCGGTTGTCGGTGACGACGAGCTTCGGCTCGCGCGAGAGCACCTCGATCACGTCGGGATCGAGCTCGATCTCGAGGGGCTTGTTCGGCCAGTGCTGGCCAGCGCGGAAGAAGCCGTTCTTCGGGACCGCGCGGACGATGACGGGGATCTTGGGCATGGTGCATCCACGCGACCCCGCGGCGCCCGAGGAGGCGCGCCGTCAGGGCGGTGAGGGGTGGTCGGTTGCTTACGCGATCGCGCGGGCGGCGAGGAACCACAGCGCGTAGCCGGCGTTGCCGCGGGCCCGGATGCCGTAGAGGTACTCGTCGCGCATGAAGACGTTCTCGTCCTTGCCCTCGGTCAGGTACTGGAATTCGGGCGTGGAGCGGTTCTGGAACACGAACGGCTTGATCGGCTTCGAGAGGTCGAGCAGGTACCAGGTCGTGTCGCTGGTGAGGCGGTCCCACACGATCAGCTTCAGGCTGCCGCGCAGGACGTTCGTCACGCTCACGCCGCCCTCGGCGACCATCTCCGCGTTCAGGATCTGGAGCGCCGTCTTCTCGAGCGCGGGCGGGACGACGAGGTGCGTCGGGTTCACGCCGAGGGTCCGGCCGTCGGCGCCGACGAGCTTGCGCATCGCGGTGCGGACGCTCTGCAGGTTGTCGTGGCTGAGGGCCTTCGAGGTGAAGTTGTTCGACTGCGTGCCCGCGCCGGCGTCGTCGAGGTTCTTCGGGTGGTCCGTGTCGAAGAAGTACTGGCCGTCGTAGCACTCGCGCGACGTGCCGGCCTCGATCAGGTCGAGCACGAGGTCGTCGGGGTACATGCGGGCCTGCTGGCCCATGAGGTCGAACAGGGGCGAGTAGGTGCCGAGGTTGTCGTCCTCGATGTCGTCGCGCTTCACGCCGATGGTGAGCTCGTGCTTCTTGTTCTCGATCTCGTAGCTGCGCTCGGCGAAGTTCTTGATGACGCGCTCGCCGACCCACTCGCGCATCTTCGGGATGCGGTCGATGAACCCGTGCACGTTCGTCTTCGTGTTCGAGGGCATGACGCTCGCGAACTGCTCGTACATCGGCGTCTGGGCGGAGAAGGCGTCCTGGAAGCGCTTCGAGAAGCCCTTCCGCAGGCTTTCGAGCAGGTCGGTCGTGATGCGCATGGCGGTACTCCGTGCGTCAGCCCGGCCTTGCCGGTGACGCTGAATGGGGCTGGGCTGACGGGGAGAGGTGGGTGGGCGTCAGGTCTTACGTGGTGGTCGCGGTGGTCGGGATCGCGCCGCTCGGGTTCACGAGCACGCGGAACTCGTTCCCAGCGGTGGCCGTCGAGAGCGCGGTGCCGACGATGCTCGGGCCCTTGAGCGCGTCGGAGGCGGCGCCCGCGTCGTCGGTCTTCGTGTAGCTGCCGATCGCGGTGATGAGCTCGCCGTCGGACTCCGGCACGACCTGCTGGCCCGCGGTGACGCCGCCGGTGCCGGCCTTCGCGAGGGCGACGCCGCCCACCGCGACGACGGCGACCGCGTCGGCGACCGGCGCGTTCTGCAGGATGCCGATCGCGAACTCGCCCGCGCCGGCCGCGACGACCTTGCCGGAGCTGTTCACCTTCACCGCGATCTTGCCGACGGCCGAGAGGTCCGCACCCGCGAGCAGGTGCACGGCGGTGAAGGTCGGCGGCACCGCGACGCCGAAGTGGGTCTCCACGGAGACGCCGTCGGTCGAGTCGACGCCGACCACGATGCCCGCCGGGGGCCGGGTCCCACCGGCGCTCGAGCGCGCGACCGTCTGGTCGTCGACCGCGTAGCAGGCGTTGCCGATGTCGGCCGCGGTGATCGCGTCGACCCCGGCGCTGTTCGCCCACTGGAAGACGCCGGTGCGCACCCGGCAGCTGAGGTCGCCGGCGCTGCCGTCCAAATTGTCGACGTGCTGCTCGGCCATGCCGACGATGCGCAGCGACGCGTCGTCGTCGGCCGGCACGAGGTTGCCCGAGGCGTCGATCGCGACGAGCGAGCCCTGGAAGATCTCCTTCGCGGCCGCGACGGCGACGACGAGGAGCGCGACGGTCGAGCGGTCACCGACGCGGACGGTGCTGCGGTTCTTGGCGAGAGCGGTCATGAGGGTCTCCGTGCGGTCGAGGCTTCAGCCCGCCGCCAGTCGTTCGTTTCGTGTGGGAGGTTGGATCGGGCCGGGTCTGGCTAGACGAGGTCCTCGGGCTTCACGCCGAGCTGCTGGGCGAGCTTCACCTGGTCGGGCGACGGGGCGGGCTTCGCGGCGGGCTTCTCGTTCGCGGCCGGCGCGGCGGCGGAGAGCGTGGGGGCCGCGTCGAGGAAGGTCTTCAGGCTGGTCGGGTTCGACTTGCCGAGGGCGAGGAGCGACTCGCGCTGCGCCGGCGTGACCTTGCCCTGCTTCGTGGCCTCGTCGATCGCGAGCGTGATGTCGCGGTCCTGCGCGGCCGCCTCGAGCGCAGCGACCTTCTTCACGAGCTCGGGCAGCTCGTCGAAGGCCTTCTTCCACGCGAGGACGACGCCGAAGGCCTCGTCGGGGGTGCCCTTGCCGGTGAGGCTGACGAGTTCGCGCATGCGGGAGGCGCGGGCGACGGCTTCGGCCTCGGGGGTGGTCTCGGGCAGGCCGAGGGCGATCAGGAAGAGCTTCGACATGGTGGTCTCCGGAGAGGTCGGCGGAGCCGCCTCGGACTGGTGGCCGTGCGGCCGCTGCGACGCGACGAGCGGGTCCATCCGCTTCGTGGCCGGCAGGTTGGTGAGCGCGCAGTTGATGAGCTGCGTGATGCGCCGGTTGTCGTCGACGCGGAACGTGGGCGAGCAGTAGCGGTACTCGCGGTCGGTCAGGTGCTTCGTCGCCTTCGGCGTCCAGGAGACGTTCGTCGCCCACAGCTCGCCGTCGCGGAGCTCGGGCTTGAACCAGCCGGCCGCGATGCCGCCGTCGGCGGGCGCGTCCCACCGCACCATCGCGTGGTCGTAGTCGAGCGGGAACTCGTTCCCCCAGTCCTGGGCGTTCGCGATCACGGTCGCCGCGGCGAGGTCGTCGAAGAGGAACGTGCCCTTCGTGGTCTCGACGTTGCCCTTCGTGAACAGGCGGAACTCGGTCGGCGGGGACTTCCCGGCGGCGAGCTCGATCTGGAGGGCGACGTTGGGCGACACGGTGTTGCCTCGCGACGGCGGGCGGCCTAGAATTCTCGGTAGCCGCTGCTGAAACGGTAAATCCCCCGGCCGTACCGCCCGAGAGGGTTGGAGTAGAGGGAGACTCGGGGGTCCCTCCAGCAGCGGTTGTTCATTTCTCCCGAATCACCCGTCCGCGCTTCCGCATCCGCTCCGCCTCGTTCCTCTTCGGACGACGCAGTGAGACGGCGAAGTGGTTCGGCTTGTCGGGCAGTGCCTTCACGACGAGGTACCAACGGTCAGCGCTGTGGAGCACCGCGAGGTGTTTGGGCTTGTCGGTGGTGATCAGGTCGGCGCCGTCGATCATCTGCTGGACTGCCGTCCAGGCCACCTCCGGCACGTCGGGGTGGTGCTTCTGGTTCTTGATCTTCGTCTCCAGGGAGAGCCACACGGGCCCTTCCTTCGCGCCGACGGCCTCAGCGAGCTCCTTCGGAAGCCACGCGATTTGGTGATCCCCGGGCTTCCCTGGTCCGTCCCCACCGCCATCGCCCGATCGGCCACCGCGGCCGCCGCCGGAGCCACCTGACTCGGCCGCCGCCTGCTTCGCCTTCGCGACCTCGGCGAGCTTCGCCGGCGCGCGCTTCAGCTTCTCCTCGTACCAGCGGCTCGCCGTCGGCCCGTCGCTCTCGATCGCGTCCGGCGCGAGACCAAACCCGTCCTGCACCGGCTTCAGCGTCGGCTTCGCGGTGATCCCGCGCTTCTTCGCCTGCTCCTCGGTGTAGGTCGTGAGCGCCGTGCGGCAGAGCATGTGGAGCGGCGGGATGTGCACCCGCCACCACGGATCGTTCGCCGCGAGCACCGTGCCGACGAGCGGCCGGCAGATCTCCTTCGTCGTGCGGCTGTCGACGACGACCTCGAGGCCCCAGTACGGGCGGCGCTTCAGGACCTCGGGCGAGCTCGCCTGGTAGTAGCGGCCAGCCCCGTAGGCCGAGAGCGTCCCCTGCCGGAAGATCACCTCGAGGCGCCACGCGGGGTTCTTCACGTCGCCGCCCCACGCGGCCTTGAGCTTGTCGCCGACCTCCTTCTTGAAGTCCGCGAGCGTCGTGCCCTCCGCGATCGCGGTGTCGATCGCGCGGTGCACGTCGCTGACGAGGTCGAGCTGCGCGACGTTCGCGACGGTGAACGATCGCCGCCGGTACCAGTCCTGGCGCTTGCTCCACTCCTCGTCGGTCAGCGGCTCGCGCGACCGATGCCAGGCGATCGCCTCGGCGAACGGCGCGCCGGTTCCTGCCGCCGGGTCGGGCACGCGCCCGCCGTCGGCCGCGAGCCGTCGCACCGCAGCGCTGAGCGCGGCGGCGAGCACCGACGTGGACACCCCGTCACGCCTTTCGACGACGCATCGCGCGCCGGCCCGCCAGCTCCGCGAGCTGCTCGGACCCGGCGCTCACGCTCGCGAGCGCCGACGGGTCCATCGACTCGAAGATCCCCGGCAGAGCGGCCTGCAGCTGCTCGAGCGAGGTGGCCTCGTCGATCGCCTTCAGCAGCACAGCGAGGTCCGGCGCGACCGCATCGCTTGCGATCCGAACGGCCTCGTCACCGACCCGGTCGGCGTACGGCAGGCCTTCGGGATCGTCCTCGCCCTGCGAGAGCTGCTTCGGCGGAGCGTCAGTCGGTGCGGGCGTCGGCGGCTCGCCGATCGGTGCGCCGTCGATGAGCTCGAGCTCGAACTCGTCCGCGTACTCCTGAACATCCACGGGCACGCCGCCCGTGCGGAACTTGTTCAGTGCGTCGGCCGCGGCGTTGAGCGTGTCCGCCCGCGCCTTCGTGTCGATCGGCGGCTCGGTCTCCCAGCACGGCCAGGGGGCGTCGTCGCCCGACCCGTAGTTGAACTCGGCCCACGGCTGGAGGACCTGCACGTGCAGGCACGTCGCGAGCTGCTCGCCGTCGGACTCGACCAGGTCGTTGCGGACCCGGTCGTGCACCTCGGCGGCCGCGCGCGAGCCGCCCTGAACCTCGGTCGTGAGGTTCTGGCCGAGCACCGCGATCGAGATCGAGCTCTCGGTCCGGCCGATGAGCCGGTCGAAGCCCTCCCACGTGTTCGCCTCGGCCTCAACGAGCTCGAGGTCGAAGGCCGCGTCCTGCGCGGTCTGGCCCGCCGGCGCGAGCACCGTCGACTCGGAGCCGAGCCGCTTCAGGCTGTCGAAGAAGCGCGTCTTGTCAGCGTCCGACGCGTTCGACGGCACCACCGCCTTGCGGATCGGCAGTCCGTGCACCTCGGAGTACCGGGCCCAATCGCGGTAGGCCCACTGCCGAACGAGCCAGGGGATCGCGAGCGCCCGGACGAGGCCGTGCATCCAGCCCCGCGTGCCGAAGGGTTCGAAGACCACCCACTTCGGGTCGCCGGGCTCGATCGTGAGGTCGCCGTCCTGCGTCGAGACCACGAACCGGCGCTTCGTCCAGTCCCACCGCAGGTGCTCGGGGTGCCACACCTTGAGACGCGGCTCCCAGCGACGGGGCCCGCGCTCCCACACGTTCTCGGCGAGCCCGACGCCGATCGTCAGGCCCCACCGGAGCAGCTGCCCGACCTCGGACTCGGGCGCGAAGGTCCAGAAGCGCTCGTCGAGCTCGCGCACGAGCGCGCTCTTGCGCCGCTTGTCGCCCTGCTCCTCGAAGGAGAGGGGCTGCCCGAGGAGCCCGCGAATGCGGGTCTCGAGCGCCGCTCGGATCCGGTCGTCGCGGCCCATCCGGTCGACGAGCTGCGCCGACCGCTGGAAGACACCCTCCTCGAGCTCGTTCAGCGCCGCGCGAACCGCGCCGACCGTGTCGAATGCCGAGAACGACGACAGGACCGGATGGTCCCGGAATTCCTGCCGCGGCGGGTTCGACATGGTGGCGGGGACCGATCCTGGGTCGAGCTACGTGCGTCGGGCGGAGATCGAGCCCGGCAGGCCGGCGAAGCCCGGCGCAGAGCCTTCGATGAGGAGGTCGGTGAGCGCGTAGACGAGCGCGTCGACGCGGTCCGGGCTCTTGTCGTCGAGGAGCGGGTCCCACGTCGCCATCTGGTCCTCGAGCGACGCGAAGGTGCCCACGTGGTGGACCTTGCCCTGCTCGTAGAGGGCGGCGACCGGCTCGGCGCGGGTGCGCTTGCCCTTCGCGGCGTGCACGGCCCGGTACGAGACCGCATTGCTGACGGTGCGGACGGTGTGCTCGACGAGGTCGCCGCCCTGGTTCACCTCGGCGACGATCCGGTCGGCCTTGTGGCGCTGGTACGCGGAGACGGCGTCCTTCGCCCACTCGGCGGGGTGCTTCCGGCCGGAGCGGTCGTCGAGCACGAAGCCGTGGAGCTCCGGAACGCCGCGGTTGCATCGGCAGGTACCGGCGCCGGCGATCACGATGCCGGTCTCGTCGGATTCCTCGTCGGCCGAGACGGCCGGGTCGATCGCGACGACGACACGGCGGAGCTCGGGAGCCTGCCGCACGCGCCGGAGGTCCAGGTCCGCGCGCTTCCAGAGGGCGCCCGGAACGTCGTCGAGCATCTCGGCCTCGATCTCCTGGCGGCCGAGGCGCGTGCCACCGTACTTCCGCACGATCTTCTCGATGAAGGCCGGCGGCAGGTTCGACCGGTTCTCGAACATCGATCCGCGGGTCACGGCGGTGGTCGGGTCGCTGAGGATCGAGCGCACGAGCTTCGTGGGCCGGGGCGTGGTGGTCACGACCGCGCGCGGGTCGGTGCCGAGGCGGAGGCCGAACTGGAGCTGGTCCCACGCGTCGTCGTAGCGCCACGCGGCGAGTTCGTCGGCCCACGCGGCGTGGTGCTGGGGGCCACGCAGGAGGTCGGGCTCGTCGGCAGAGAAGGTGGTCGCGACGGCGCCATTGGGCCAGGTGAGGCGGCGCTTGGACGGCTCGTACTTCGGGCGGAACGAGGGCGGCGAGATCGCGAGGATGCCGGACTCGCCCTCGACCATGACGTCGCGGGCGTCGGGCGCGGTGCGTGCGACGAGGGCGAACCGGCCACGCGGGTTCGCCTCGGCCTTCTCGCGGATCCACTCGGCGCCGATGCGGGTCTTGCCGAACCCGCGGCCGGCCATCACGAGCCAGGTGCGCCATGCGCCGGCGGGGGCGAGCTGCTTCGGGCGAGCGTGCGCGGGCCAGAGGTACTCGAGCTCCGCGAGCTCGTGGTCGGTGAAGTCCGCGAGGGCGGCGGCCCGCGCGTCGGGGGGCATCGCGGCGAGGCGTTCGACGAGCGACCGCTGGTCCGAGGTGTCGGCCATGGGGGATGCCTGGGCGTCGCGGGTGAGGACGAGCATCACGGCGATCGAGGCGAGCAGCGCGAGGATCACGAGGGGCGGCGTGCGGGTCTGCAGCATGTGGGCTCCGTGCGGCTACGCGGCCGCGGGGGAAACGATTCGTTCGAGCTTCTCGAGCAGGCGGTCGCGCGCGGACTTCTCGGGCGGCTTGTCGTCGCCGCCAGCGCCCGCGAGCTTCAGCCGGGAGACGCGCACGTTCGCTTCGGCCTCGGAGGCCCGGATCGCCAGGCTCATCTTCCCGAGCGCTTCGGCCTTCGAGGCGTAGCCCTTCAGCCGCTCCGCGATCTCACCGAGCGCCACGAGGTCGGCGTCGACCACGGGCGCGAGCTTCTCGGCGACGACGCTGCGCACCGCCTCGCGGCGCTCGTCCGCCCGGTTCGCGATGAACCGCCGGATCGAGCGCCCGGTGATCTCGATCTTGTGCGCCTCGAGGAGCCACGACGAGAGCTGCGGGCTCGTCTCACCGCGCCCGTGCCGGGCGAGGAGCTCGGGCACGAGATCGGGCGGAATTTTGCGGGTCTGCTCGGCCACGGGACGTCCGACGGGGCGCCGCGGTCGGCCGTGGCGTGCTTGGCGCGTCCTCGCGGGCCCTTAATAGGTACCGGCAGCGAGGGATCAGATTGAGGCAGATGACGAATAGGATTCCGAAAACGCTAACGATTCTCAGTGGTTACGGATTCGACCTCCTGCAGGCTGTCCCACAGGACGGGCGAGAGTCGGCGGACGTCCGAGATCCGCACGAGGCCTGACCGACGCGGTGCTTCGTCGACGACCGGAACGCCGGCGTCGGCGAGGAGGCGGCGCATCACCTTCGTGGACACGTTCCCGACGCGGGCGAGCTCGGCGACCGTGTACGCGGCCCGCAGGGTGGCCGTGCGTCGTTCAGGCGGCACGAGCGGCCTCGGGACGACGCGACGGACGGACGCGCGCCCAGGTCTCGAGCCAGGCCCGGTTCGCGGCCTGAAGGCGCTGCTCGGCGAGGCGGCGCAGCTCGCCAGCGACCGTGACCTGCGTTCCCCGGGACGGGAGCTTCGCGAGCCAGGACTCGAGGGGGCGGTCTCGGGCCGGGGATCGCGCGTGGAGCTCGTGGGCGCGCTTCAGGCGCACGATGATGGGCCCGAGGTCACCCCACTCCGGGAGCACGCGGCGGGTCTCGCCGTAGAAGGCCTGCAGCACGCCCTGCTGCGAGGGGTCGACCACCGCCCACCGACGACGAAGTGCACCGAGGCGGCCGGCGGTCTTCAGGATGCGCTCGTCGAGCTCGACGGGCTTGCGAGCGTAGCGGCGCTCCTGAACGGTCTGGAGCTCGAGGAAGTCCTGCAGGTCGCCCTGCCGGGACTTGAGCCCGAGGTCGCCCTCGTAGTCGCCCTGGAGCAGCCAGCGGAGATCGGCCGCGTCGCGGACGGGAAGGCGCAGCTGGGCGAGTGCCGTGGTGATCGGTCGCGGGGCGTTCGTGGCGTTGTGACCCATTCAGGATTTCCCCTCTACTCTCTTCTCTAAGAGAGCGACGAATTCGTTCCCCCGTTCCCCCGGCCGTAGAAAACCTCATCAATTTCCGAGGAAAACGCAGGATTCTGTGGGGGAAGTGTCGTTCCCCCATCGTTCCCCCGTTCCCCCAGCCATCGGTCGTCGTCGTCGCCGGTGGGGGAACTGGGGGAAGGCTGGGGGAACAGTGGTTCCCCCACGGAATCGGCCGCTTCTGTCGGGAAAAGCTCAGGATTTTCGGCGGTGGGGGAACGGGGGAACGATTCGTCGAAGTCGAGATCGGCCACCGGCCCCACGACGCGGCCCACGACCGCCGTGAACTGGTCGAGGTCGATCGCGTGGAAATCGGTGTCGATGACCCTGCGGGCTTCGCGCGGGCGGCGGACGCCGGCGTACCCGGGCGCCTGGCGCAGGAGCTCCACGAGCTCGCGGCCGGTCGATCCACGGAATTCCGCGTTCCGGGCGAACGCGCCGTTCGCGAGCGCCGGCACGCTGACGATGAGCAGCCTCTGCTGGGTCGAGCGGTCGCGGACGATGCCGACGCCCTCGTCGGCGAAGAAGCCCTCGGCGCTCGACAGCATCTTCGGGAACCGCTTCGTCTCCCCGCGATCGTCCCGGGTCTGGATCCACACCTTCAGCGCGAGGATGGCGCGGACGAGCTGGATCGGGGCCGCGTCGGCGTCCTCGCGCTTGCGGGGCGGGGCGACGCGCGCGAGGTCCTTGAGCACGCGGAGGAACTGGCGGCCGTTGGCCTTCTCGTGCGCCCGGCCGGCGAACGTCTCGAGCGAGCCGGTGTAGCGGAGCAGCGCGCGCTCGACCTCCGCCGGCGTGCCGAACACGGGCAGCGAGATGTCGGCGGAGGTCTCGGTCCACTTCAGGCGGAGTTCGGCGCGGTGCTCGTCGAAGTCGACGACCTGGAACCAGACAGACGTCCATGCCTTCAGCGCTGAGATGTGGGGCGCGCGGCCGCCGGCGGCGCGCTCGGTGCGGCGTTCACGCGCGGCGATTTCCTGACCCTCGATCGTCGCCGGATCGATCTTCTTCGCCCGAGGCGAGGCGTTCGCGACCACTCGGCGCTCGTGATCGGCCGCGAGCGCGAAGTGCGCGAGACGCTCGGCCTCGGCGCGCGAGAGGGGCGGCGTGCAGTGCAGCGTGTTCGCGCGAACCGTGGCCTCGATCACCGCGTCAGGATCGAGCTCCTCGCGGGCGAGGACGCGCGCGAGGGCCTCGAGCGCCGGCGCCACGTTCTCTCCGGTGACGCGACCCGTGGCGGCCGCGTAGGGGCTGCCCTTCCAGGTGCTCTCGGCGAGGAGCGGGCGAGCCGCGGTCTCGTCGCCGGAGGAGAGGAGGTCGGCCGCGGGCCTCTCGGCGGCGGGCGCGACCGGAGACGGGGCGACGAGACGCACGAGCCAGTCGGGTGCGGGGACGACCGGGCGCTGCACCCACGTGTAGCTGCTGCCGGTGCGGTGGAGCGACGGTGGCGCGACGACGTAGTCGCCCTCGCCGATGGTGTTCACGCGGGGGGCGAGCTGCTCGCGCGTCGTCGGAACGACCACGCCGGCCGGGTAGGCGAAGTAGAGGTGCCTGCCGCCCGTGCCGCTCACGGCCTCGAGGGTCTCGGGGAGCGGGCCAAAGCGCCGCTCGAGCTCGGCGACGCCCGCCGTGCCGCCCGCGTCGACGTCGACGACGAAGATCCCGGACGCCTTGCCGGTGCGCACGCCGACGTTGCGGGGCTTCGAGCGGTCCTTCCACCAGCGGGTCACGGTGTCGACGTCCGCGGTGGCGCGCTCGAGCGCGGCCTTGAACGGCGAGACGGTGTGCTTCCCGGGCGACGTGCACGCGTCGTTGCCGCAGGTGCACGAGAACCGGCCGTCGTCCTCGGCGCTCGTCCGAAGCGAGTGCAGCGGAAGCACGAGCCAGCCGAGCTGGGCGAGCGCGATCGCGCCCGCGGCGAGGCGGTCGGCGAGGTCCTTCACGTCGTTCGAGACCGTCGTCGTCATCCGAGCACCGCCTGGTCGAGCAGAAATTCTGTGGCGGCGAAGGCCGCATACGTCGCGAGTAGCTCGTCGTCGGTGAGGTCGATCGGCAGCGAGGTGTCGTCCACGACGAGCGTCACGAGGACCGTCCAGAACGCGCGCGCCCACGATTCGTCGTGGAACGGGTTGCGGGTCCTGGTTTCGACCGCAATGGACTCGATCGCGTCGGCGAATTCACGCGCCCAGGCCCGGAGGCGCTCGATCTGCGACGAGGTGGACGGGAGCGCGGTCATCGCGGCGCCCTCGCTCGCTCGAGCCCCGCACGTGCGTCAGCGACCGAGCGCGCGACCACGTAGACGCCGCCGACGGACTCGATCGCGCGCTGGAACGCCTTCTGGCGCTTCGACTGCGTGCCGCCGCCGGTCTTCGCCTCGACAGCGAGCAGCCGCCCGTGGGGTGCGACGACGCCGAGAATGTCGCCCGACCCCGTGAGTCCGTAACGGATCTTCCGGTCGGGGTCGTCGAAGGACCGCGCGACGCCGGTGTTGTTCTTCCACACGACGACGTCGGGAATCTGCCCGAGGTCGAGGAGGATCTCGTTCACGAGGGCGGTGTGCGGGCTCACGCAGCCACCCCCGCAGGTTCCGCAGCCTTGAGCCCGAGGAGGACGAGCGCCTTCTCGCGCGGCTCGCCGGAGCGCAGGCCGGCCGCGTCGATCGCGCGCTCGCACAGGGCCTTCGACGGCCAGGTGCCGAACCGGGCCTTGAACCGCACGCACGGCGCCTTGGGCTTCCACCCGCGCTCGAGCCCGGTCCAGATGTCGTCCCGCAGGTGCGTGACCTGCGCGGCGTTCGACGCGGCGATCTTCGCGACCTCGGTGAAAGCGACCGCCTCGGCCTCGCGCCCGACGAGCTCGATCTGCGTGCGTGCGACCTTCATCACGGCGCCGCAGCGAGGGCAGGCCTCGGCGCCGCCCGGAGCGATGAAGAAGCACGTGCGGCACTGCACGATGCTCGGGCCCTCGACGTCGTTCGCTTCGGACTTCTTGCTGCGGGCCTTCGCGTCCGCCTTGAGCGAGTAGTCGCGCTCCGTGTCGGGCAGGCCGTGCACGACCTCGCCCTTGTGCAGGATGCAGGCGGCGTGATCGAGGATGAGCGCGCGGGTCTTCCCCGGCGACGGGCGCAGCCCACGGCCGATCATCTGCAGGAACAGGGAGAGCGACTTCGTCCGTCGGGCGAGGACCACGACCTCGACGGCCGGAATGTCGACGCCGCGCGTGAGGACGCTGCAGTTCGTGACGACGCGCGTCGTGCCGTCGCGCAGGCGGCGGAGAATTCCGTCGCGGTCGACGCTCGATCCCTCGATGTGCTCGGCAGGGACGCCGGCTTCGCGGAACTGCTGCGCGAGCAACTCGCTGTGCTCGATGTTCACCGCGAACACGATCGCGCGCCGATAGACGGGCTGGCCGTCAACGATGGACTCGACCGCCCGCGCCTTGAACTCCCGGACGATGTCCCCGGCGAGACGCTTGCCATCCGCGGTCTGCGTCGCGCGCCGCCCCTGCTCCTGCTCGTCGAAGTCTCCCGCGCGAATCTTCACTCCGTCGAGGTCGAGGGGCTGGAACGTGTAGCCGTCGGCCTCGACGAGGTGCCCGACGTCCATGAGGCTGCGGGGCGTTGCAGCGACGACCGAGGCCTCGAATAGCTCGCCGAGGCCCTTGCCGTCAGAGCGCCACGGCGTCGCGGTGAGCCCGAGAATCATCGCGTCCGGGTAGTGCGCGAGGATCTTCTCGTACGTCGAGGCGCGGGCGAGGTCGGCCTCGTCGATGACGACGAGCTCGGCGGGCGGCAGGGACTCGCGACGCGCGAGCGTCTGCACGCTCGCAACCTGCACGTCGGAGAGGCGCGGCTTGACGCCGGCCATGATGATGCCGTGCGAGACGTCGATGTCGTTCAGCTTGTTGCTGGTCTGGAAGATGAGCTCGCGTGCGGCCGCGAGGAACAGCGCGCGGTTCCGGCGCTCGCGCAGCCGACGAATGATCTCGGCCGCGATCACGGTCTTCCCGCTGCCCGTCGGCGCGACGATGAGCACGCGCCGATACCCCTCGCCGAAAAGGCCCGCAGCCTTCTCGATCGCCTCGAGCTGGTAGTCGCGGAGTGTGGGCCTCACGAGCGAATCCTCCTGACGCGGCGGGCGAGATCCCTCAGGTTGCGGCGAGCCTTGGGGCTCAGTGATCCCCAGAGATCGGCGTCGAGTCCGAGGACGTCGCGATCGCTTTCGCGAGCCGGCGGCGCTCGGCGTGCGACGACTCGACGAGGACGGTGCGGCCGGTGGGCTCGGGCGGCGGGCTCAACGGCGGCCTCGACGGGATCTGCTCGCGGAGGCGGTGCTTCACGCTGCGTCGGTTCTTGCGGTTCCCGACTCCGCGGTGCTGACGCATCTTCGGGCTCCTTCTCGTCGGGCTGGTCCCAGACGGCGGCGTTGCGCGGTCGCGGGTCGGGGAGGTGGATGAGCGGGGCGTTCCAGCCGAACGTCGGGCTCATCGCGACGCCTCAGCCTTCTTGCGATCGATTCCCCGCTCACGCAGCTGAGCGAGGAGGACGGCGTGCTCGCCGCAGAGCGTGGCGATCGAGCCGCCGCCGGTGTCGATGACGGCTGGGCAGTCCCCGCACACCACGCAGGCGAAGAGGTGCTGGCATCGCTTTGCGGGGTGGCGGGGCATCTGCCGGGACTCCTGCTGATCGGACGGCTGGCGAGCGCGCGGCTACTCGGGCGAGCCGCGGAAGACCGGGAGCCCGGTCTCCTTCTCGACGGCGGTCGCGGCCTCCTCGATCGCGTCGCGCAGGACGACGTCGGCGCTGTGCAGCTCGTAGAACCAGGTGATGCGGCCCTGCGAGAGGCGGTAGCGCAGGCGCACCGCGATCTCGTACGGCTGGCCGGCCTCGAACACGGGGATCGCGAGGAGGAAGAGCCCCGGGACCTTCAGCGGCGCGCCGTTCTCGTCCGTGTGGGTCGTGTCGAACTGGATCTGGACCTCGCCGGTGGAGAGGTTCTTCGCGTTGCGGACGATCGACCCCTCGCGCACCTGCAGGCCGCGCGAGAGTTCGAGCAGCTTCTGCGGCGAGGCGAACGACTGGCCGAGCTTCTCGGCGATCTCGGTCGAGGTCTGGCCCATGCCCTCGGGCGCGGCCACGTCGAGGATGCGGTTCTCGATGAACTCGGCGAAGGCCGCCTGGTCCATCGGCTTCCGGTCGCTCTCGATCCACGCGTCCCACTGCTCCGACAGCGGGAACGAGTACTGCGAGCGGTGGACGCCGAAGCGGGGCGCGGAGGCGGCACCGGCGGGGTGGTAGTCGAGGACCGCCACGAGCTTCGGTTCCTCGCCGACGTCGGCGAACACGGCGGACCCGTCGTCCTTGAACCGGAGCACGTGCGCGATGAAGGACTTGAGGGTCTGGTGCGTCGCGGTGCCGCGGCGGCGGAGCGGCGCCGTGCGCGTCGACTCGTGGGCGCCGCGGAGGTCGACGACCTGGCGGTTCTTGCCCGCGACGAGGTACTCGATCGGCGTGCCGTCGGCGCCGACACCGACCCTCACGACGGTCGGAGCGGTCTCGTTCTGGAGGAACTCGGCGAGCGCCTCGGCTTCGGACTTCTGGGGAACATCGGCCATGGGGGACTCCGGTCGTGCGTGTGCTGCGGGGTGGGGAAGGCGTGCGGCTAGATGGCCTTGCGGGCCGGCGTCGAGACCTTGCGGACGCCGGGGAGCTCGGGCTGGGCGGGGTTCTGCGGGACGAGGTTGTTGCCCTCGGTGGCCCAGAGGACCGTGCGCGAGCGGACCGGCTTCGGCGACTTGACGGTGAAGTCACCGGTGACGTCGAACGTCCCGTCGCTGCCGAGAGCGAAGTCGATCGTGAGGGTGACCTTGCCCTTGGCGATGCGTCCGGTGTTCGTCCGGTGATCGCGGAGCTTCGCGACGAGGTTGCGCACCTCCTCG